GCTCATCCAGCTCAACAACAACGCCGGGGTCATTACGGTGCAGCGCCACAGCACAGTGGGCGGTGTCGCCGTGCGCCGCTTCGCAACGGAAGAGGCCCTGGTGTCCCGCAACGACCCCGCGCAGTCGGGTGGCATTGCCAACGTGGACACAGCCTATGCGTCGGGGGCGCTCGTGAGCTCCCTCATCGCAAGGGCCGGTGACCGCGTCGCCGCGCTGCTCAAGGCAGGTGTCAAGTACAGCGTGGGCGACCAGCTCATTTCCGACGGCGCGGGCCGCCTGGAGAAAGCCAGCGGCAACACGTCCGGAAGCACGTTCCACTCGATCATTGCCGAGGTGGACGAGTTCGGCGGTGGCGTCGACCTCAGCAGCACGGGTGCCGTGGACACGCGCTGCAGCGTGCGGGTCTTCTGACCGGGATTCATTCACAAGAACAACTCAGCAGAAACAATTAAAAGCACACAAATGAATCCAACAGTAGACTACATCCTCAACGGCTGCGCACACGGGTCCGCCGCCTCACGCCTCATGGCGTCCAACGGCGACCCAGGCGTTTTCCGCCCCTGGCTCAGTGACGACGGCAGACGACAGTACATCACCGTCAACAAGTTCGATCCCCGCAAGGGCAAAATGGTCCCGACCAACATCGTGACCAACGCCGGAGCGACCATGCGTTACGACGAGTGGCGCGCCTTGGACACGGCGGTGCTGAAGGCGGCACGCGCGCGCCTCCGCTTTGTGGCGGACCTGCGCGCCAACGGCCTCCAGTTCACCATTCCCAACGGTCTGGCGAAGACCGTCCTGAGCACGGAGAAGAGCTCCGACCCGGGCAGCGCCGCAGTGAGCATGGACGGCCTGCGCAAGGGCGAGAACGACAGGCAGGAATACACGATGGAGAACTTGCCCCTGCCGCTGATCCACTCGGACTTCAGCTTCAGCGCACGTCAGATCATGGTCAGCCGCGAGAGCGGTACGCCCATTGACACGGCGAGCGCGGAGGCGGCAGCGCGGAGGGTGGCGGAGGTCGCGGAGCAGCTTGCCTTGGGCAACTGGTCCGGCGGCAACTACGCCTTCGGCGGTGGCACCGTTTACGGAGCCACGACGTTCCCCAGCCGCATCACGTACAGCCTGCACGCCCCCACGGCGACGGGTTGGACACCCAGCAAGACCCTGGCGGACGTGCTGGCAATGAAGCAGGGCAGCATCAGCGCCCTGCACTTCGGCCCCTGGATCCTGTACGCCTCGACGAATTGGGACCAGTACCTGGACAACGACTACATCCTCACGGGTGGCAATGTCGCGACCCAGACGATGCGCGAGAGGCTGAAGGCCATTGATGGCATCCAGGACGTTCGCGCCTTGGACTTCCTCAGCGGCTACCAGCTGATCCTGGTGCAGCAGAGCTCGGACGTGATCCGCGAGGTCGTGGGGCTGGACTTCACGACGGTGCAGTGGCCGGAGGAGGGTGGGCTGAAGATGAATTACAAAGTCATGGCGATCTTGGTTCCGCAGCTCCGCGCCGACGCCAACGGCAACACGGGCATCGTTCACGGCTCGTAAGCCAACCAACTGCGGGTTTGGGGTAAGCCCGCTCATAAGCAGACAAGAGCCCGGGCGGGGTGGGAGAGACACCTGCCCGCCCGGGCTTTCTTTTTTGGACAGTTAGACCACACATAACCACACAGCACACACACCACAATGAATAGACAGTTCAAGCTACTCGTCGGACAGCATCACCACAGGGAAGGCACAATGCGCCAGCCGTTAGTCTACAAGGCCGGGGAGATCGTTGAGACCTCCATGGACCTCGTGAAGAAGTTCGGCACAGGCAAGTTCCAGGAAGTATTCGGGCCCGTGGCAGCCGCGCCAGCCGTCGCCACGCCGGAACCCGCCGCTCCACAGCCTGCAGCGGCAGAAAGTGCCACAGCGACCAAAGAAACAGGCACAGCGAGCAAGCCAGACGACGCGGAGGACGTTACGGAACTGTTCCCCAAGGCTGCCATCGCACGCTTCCTAGTCGTAAAGAAGGCCGGCGGCTACTGGGTAGCCGACGCGGACAACCCCGGAAAGTTCGCCAACAAACGCGCCCTGAAGAAGGCGGAGGTCGAGGACTACGTGGCGGACCTGGCGAAGTAGACCGCCATGAAGTGGGTACCCAAACCAGAGTGGCAGGGGAAGGACGCCTACATCATTGGAGGCGGTCCCAGCCTGCGCGGCTTTGACTGGAACCTGTTCGCAGGGCGCTACACCGTGGGGTGCAACAGCGCCTTCGTTCTGGGACCCCGTGTGTGCTCGTTGTGCTTCTTCGCCGACGAGCACTGGTTCCACAAGAACGACACGGAGTTGAAGCAATACGTGGACGCGGGCGGCGTGGCCGTTACCAACTGCGAGTACATCCCGCAGACCCTGCCGTGGGTGCGCAACATGGCGCGCAACATGAAGGGACTGACCAAGGACGGCACCGTGTACTTTGGGTACGGTGGCAACAGCGGAGCGTGCACCATTCACTTGGCTCTGCTGATGGGGGCGCGGCGCATCTTCCTATTCGGCTTTGACGGCAAGCTGGACCGGGAGGGGAATAGCAACTGGCACAACCGCCTGGTGGAGTCGCCCAACCCGACAGTGTACCGCAAGTTCGAGCAAGCCTTCGTTGAGATCGCGCACACCCACGGGGAAGTGTTCCCGGGGACGGAGATCTACAACTGCAATCCCGACAGCGCCATCCCCTTCTTCGCCTTCATGGACCCGCACCGGGCCTTGGGGCTGGAGCAGGACGCACGGCTGCACCAGCAGGCTGCGCACCAACTACAGGACTAAAATGCTCCCAGGCAGAACAACGTCGACAGACGTGGCAGGCATCATAGAGGTGGACCCCTCCATCGTGGGGACCAGCCTGAGCGGATTGGCTCCGTTCATTGACATTGCCAACGAGATGGTCACGGAGCGGTGCACCCAGCAGGGGCAAGGCTACGACGCCTATCGGCTGGAGATGATTGAGCGATGGCTGGCGGCGCACTACTACGCCATACGGGACCCAAGGCCGCAGTCGGAGCGCGTAGGGCCTGTGTCTGAAACCTTCCAGCGCATTCTGGACCAGGGTCTGAACGGTACCACGTACGGGCAGACGGCGCTGCGGTTGGACACGAAAGGCGGACTGCAGGCAACGGAGAACAAGATGAAGTACGTGCGAGACCTGCCAATCGGGATCATGTACTTGGGCCGCCCCTCGGGCAGGCTCACACGGGCGGAACAGGGAGCGCCGTCTAGCGACTGGCCATGAGCCTAATCAAAAAGATGCTGCAGTACGACGTCTGCGTGTGGTGGCCACAGGCAGGCGGGGTTCCGGACGACTATGGTCAACCGGCTGCTGCGGCTGCGCCCGTGGAGATCAAGTGCAGGTGGGCGGACGAGGTGAAGGAGTTTGTGGACAAGGATGGCGACCGCCACGCCAGCATCGCCACGGTGTTCGTAGATCGGGACGTGCAGATCGGGGACCTGCTAACACACCTGTCCCTTGCGAACCTTGTCAGCCAGAACCCTGCGCAGGCGCGGCTCAACCCCAACACCTTTGAGGTGCGGCAGTTTACGAAGATGCCCAAGCTGCACTACAACGAGTTCTTGCGGGAGGCTTTCCTGTGATCGTTCCCATGCTAAAGTTCAAGGGACTGGACACGCTGGCCCGTGGCGTGTCCAGCGCCTACAAGAAGCAGATGGCCGCCGTGCGAGACGGCTTGCTGGAGGCGGGGCTGCTGCTGCAGGCGTACAGCATGGAGGAATGCCCTGTGCAGTTCGGAATCCTGCGTGGCAGCAGCTACGTCAAGATGGTGGACAATGGGACGGTGCAAGTGGGGTACACCGCCAGCTACGCCATCTACGTGCACGAGGACCTGGACGCCTTGCACGGGCAGAAGTTCAACGATTTCTATGCCGCAGAGATTGAGGCGGGGAAGATGAAGAGCCGCGGACCGGGACAGAAGGCCAAGTATCTGGAGGACCCGGCACGGGAGCACCTAAGCGAATACAGGGACATCATATTTGGTGCCTCCGCGCGGGGGCTGTTCTAACCATGCTCACTATCACTAGCCCTGCCGCTCTAATTCGCGCACTGCTGCTGCTGCGGCAGGTCGTGTCCACGGCTTCCGGCCGTTCCCCAGGCGGCTCGGGGGACTTCGGCAGTGACTTCAGCAGCGACTTCGGCGTGGGTGGAGGTGCGGCACCCCCGGCAGGGCCGGACTTTGGCAGCGACTTCAGCAGCGACTTCCAAGCCGGTGCCGCACCTGCAGGTCCTGTCTTTTGGTGTTTTATTGATTCCATGCCGGATGGAGACCCCGCCTCCCCGTACTTTTCCGCCAAGTGCATCGACAACGTGGTCACGGTGTACAACCGCACGGGGCACAAGGACGGGCGGTTCATGCGCGGGGGTGTTGTGCTGGACCGCGCCGCCATACAGGTCAAAGTGCGTGCAGGCGATCCCGTGGTGGGGTGGCAGAAGATGAAGGCCATCTGCGATGTACTGGACGCTGTTCGGTCCCTGTCCATTGTTCTGGGGACTACGGTTGGCAGCCAGGGGAACCACACGGACGGGACCATATACACCATCCCCAGCGTTACCCGGACCTCCATAATCCCAATGGGTAGGGAGCCGGGGACCAGGCGGCGTTTCTTCTACGCCATCAACTGTACGCTGGTATGCGACCTGCCAGTCCTGGCGGGCGACTTTGGCTCGGACTTCGGGAGCGATTTCCAAGGCGGTGGAGGCTCCGCCCCGCCGTCAGGGCCGGACTTTGGCAGCGACTTCAGCAGCGACTTCAATAAAGCAACATGAACACTAAGAAAATCTATAACGCACTCGTCGGTGTTGCCCTATCGGCACTCATCGCCTCCCCGATCTTGGCGCAGGGGACGCCTAAGAATCGCGCTGCCTTGGCAGCCGAGGTAACCAGTCAACTAGCCAGTGGTC